GGGCGACGAAATACCGACTGATGCTGGCTGTTGTGCTGAAGTATAAGAGGGGTCAATCTGCCCGGTCGTAATGATGATAATCCCTGACGGGAATGGAATTGGGAACGTATTAGATATTCCCGTTGATGCTGAGTTACCTGCATTCGCAGATCCCCACTGCAAAATGTATCCTCCCGGTAGTTTTTGATACCCAGATCCTGACGCGAAGGCGGACATGTCCGGTATCTGATTTGCCCCCGTCCCGACATTCCTTTTCGATGCCGTTCCCAAACCAAGGTTTGTGGTAAGCGCGTTCGTGAACTTTGTCACCAGCCCGTTAACGTCAGCATTATCCAGCGCGTCCACACCGGAATTCGCAATAAACTGCCCCACCAGCGCAGCAATCGTGGTCGCCTGGCGGATGGCTTTGTTTACCTGGGCGCTGGACGCTTTCCCGGCCGTAAAGCCAGACAGCAGCGCCGGAAGCGCTTCCCAGTCAGCCTGTGACATGACGTTAGCATTCGGATCAAGCGCGAACGCTTTAAAGTTATTTGTTGCCATCAGAGTAATACTCCCCATGCTCCTACATCGAATCCGCCGATGTATTCGTTATCCATATCAAACCCAAAGAATTTAGAGCCCTCGGAAGGTGTTTCTATCGAAGGCGTTTCAACATCACCGGCCCATACACCAGCAGCTTTAACCGTGAGATAGCCCTGTTTGATAGCAGCTATCAGTTCGAGAGATACATCAGAAATATCAGCCTCGGGGAATACCCAGACCGAAATCGTCATGTCCTGGTTGTCGACGATTTGCATCTTCAGGCCAGAGCCTGCGGTCGCAGCGTCAAGAATGGGCGGCAGCGAGTCGTTCCGCCCGTCCCAGTTGTTGATAGCGATTTTCGCTTTCAGAATGATGCGGTAGGTGTCATCACTCAGCGTCGTATAGCCAGAATCAGGATCATATGGCCCTTGCCAGATGCCCTGGTCATATCCGAGCCCGTCAGTGTCCCAGCTGAAATAAACGCCGCTAATTGGCTGGCTGACTATACGACTACGCCCAATCCACAGGCCGAGGATATCGAGTTGCACGCCAACCGCCGTATCGATATCGAAGGCTGTTACAAGCCCTGACATAGTGCTGGACACATCAATCAGCGGGCGGGTGCTCAGATCTATATGGTCAAAAAAGAGTGGCTTGGTAGCGTGGTAGTTAGTGATCAGTTCGGTGTATTTGCTCATGAGGTCACCGTGATTGTGATATTCGCGGTGCTACAGGACGCCGAAGCATCATAGGCAATATCAATATTTGATGCCGATACGCTGCCAGACGACTTACCGATCAGCAGGTCGGTAATGTCGTAATATCGGGCATTACCGCCGCTCACTACGCCAAGGTTTGCCGGGGAATAAATACGGCTCAGCAGAACGTCGTCGCCAATTGTCAGGCCGTTAATATAGTCGGCAACAGCCTGTTTGATCTGCTCGCCGATTTGAGAGGTATACCCGGTAAAAACTTTCAGGGTAATGGCTACGAAAATAGGCACATCGGTAGAGCGCGAAAAACTGATGACGTGAGGATTACCATAAGTATCCGGCACTGTGACAGAAGTTTTACCGTAAGTTGCGGTTCCCTGCCCTTTATTCCCCCTGATGGTCTGGGCTATCTCGGTAACATCCCCTCCATCGACGATGGCGGAAATAGAGTGTGGCGGCAGCCCGTTGCTGTCGGTTTCCCCAGTGTCGTTCTCATATAGTTTGTGACGTGTCACGCCAGCAACATTAGCGATAGCACCGTCGACACCTTCAAACGGTGTGATCGATGGTAGCGCGACGCTTTGCCCCTGCCGAATGCGCAGCTCTGCGTCGGTTTCGGCTGGTGAACCGACAGTAGCCGCAACTGGATTGGTTACCGACACCCAACCTCGGGTCGGGGTGTTGATAGTGGTAATAGTCCCGGCCAGCGCCGCAACCGAACCGCTATTCGCACATGTGGCCGTCACCAGCACAGTACCATCAACGCCGATCGCTACACTTGCGGGAAAATTCCAGATAATGCCGTTTTTATCCCGTGCGGAGCCATTCGTGATAGTCGTGCCTGCCGTACCGGTTAACAGAAGGTCAGCAGTAGAGTTTGTCGCTACTTTTCGCGTGATCCCGTTAATTTTCACATTGCTGCTAAGCGCTGCGGCCTGCGCTGTCGTCGGTGAAAAAGAGTTGTAGATCCCGATAGCGGTGTTGTTAGCGTCATGCACGGCAAGAGCCACCAGCGCGACCATCTGCCCGTCTTTGCTGTCTGGTTCGAGGTAGGCATCACTACCGTAAATCTGCCTGAAATAGCTGGTCAGTGTATCTAGGATTGTCTGGTAATCAGGCGCACTAATCCCCTGGGCGGTTACCGTTGCCGATAGCCCCAGCGTGTCGAGGTTCAAAGCCATTTATGCCTCGCTTGTTACAGTCGTCTGGCCGTAGATTGTGTCAATGGAGGAAGTGAAGGTGACGCGACGGCTGGTGCCGTCATAATTGGTATCGAAGGAAAGAATCGACAGAACGCCAGGTGTATCCTGTATGCGTTCGCGTATAGCCAGGATGTAGACATCTGATCGCTGCTTCCCAAGCACTGACTGAACATACGGCGTGCCTTCCGTCAGATCGAGAAACCACTGACCGCGCCACAGCTCGAAACGGGTTTTTACGGCCTGGGCGACACATTCCGGACTGTCGATAAGGAAAGTATCGTCACCCTGGCCGAAAGTGTAATCGCCTTCAGTATCTTCGCGACGGTATCGCATAGATTAACCTCCCAGCGGCTTAGTATTGCTTCCGCCGCTCTCAACGCCGCCATGGGTATGCTTATCCACGATAGAACCGTCCACCAGCTGCAAGCGACCGTCAGGCAGGATTTTCAGCCCGTTAAGGTTGAATCCGCCCGGTGCAGTGCCATTTATTGCCCCGCTGGATGGGTTAAGGCTTAACTTTGTGCCGCCGTCATCGCTGCGCAGCTCTACCGAACTGGTACTGATACCGCTGATTTTCTGTGCTTGCGACTGCGGGCCAACGATGGCGAACGCATCAGATAAATCATGCTGGCGAGGGTCGACGGTCTCCTGAACGCCGCCGCTCTGCCACCAGAAATCGATGCAACGGTCGGCAAAGATCAGCAGACACTCGTCGCCTTCTTTTACCGGAAAGGTCAGCGTGCAACCGCCGCCGCGCGGAAAGATGACCGGCACATCCACTAGCGGTTTTAATTCGGTGGAGCCATCGCCAACAATACCGCGAAGCGCTACCTCTACTGTGCAGGTAACAGTGTCAGGATCGAACGACTGAATGATGCCGGGCATCGCTACGCGCATCTGGGTAGACACCGAATCGGCAATGGCCTGCGCGGTCTGCTGCTCACCGCCGATCTGTGATTGAGTTGGAATTGGCATAAAAACCCCATAAAAAAACCAGCCGAAGCTGGTTTGGTATCAATTACTAAGCTACATCAGTGTGAAGTAAGGCTTTTCCGCTGCAATGGCACACATTCACAAGGTGTATTAGGATATGTTTGCAACAAGTAAGCATTAAAAATCAATTTCAGCCATGAAGCCGCCATAGAGTGGACCTGCACCATCGCATTCTTGACTACAGGAGTAACAAATGGGATTTAGATTTCGCAAAAGAATCCGGATTGCGCCCGGACTCGCGATCAACATTAGCAAAAGTGGAGTAAGCACTTCGATTGGTGGTAAAGGTTCCACCATTAACATCGGGAAAAAAGGCGTAAAGATGACAAATGGCCTTCCCGGCACGGGGCTGTCGCATACCACTAACCTTTACTCTCCCGGGAAATCGACAGAAAAAAAACAACTTACTCATAAGCAAAAAATAATTAGAAACATCCTGTTCGTAATTATTGTGTTTATTATAATTAAAGCTCAATATTTTTGACGCATGCCCGCCTATCTGGCGGGCTATTTTACTTTTCGGCAGTCGTATGTTGCATACTGACGCGGCGCATTCATGCTGGCTTGCAGCCACTGGGCATTGAGAATTATCTTGCCGTTTCGATTGATGTACTCAAGACCAACCCATCTTCCAGGCTGATCGGTAGCCATACGCCAATCCATCTTGATATTGTTATAATCGCCTTTGTTTTTCAGGAAGGTGATTTTTTGCATTTCTGGCTTTGCGCCATTGATTCTGGCTAAGCCATCATCTGCCCAATGGATTTTAAAATCACCACATTGCTGATCCGCAAAAGCGGGTGCTGATATAAGCACCGCGAACACGGTAACAGTGCAAAGTAAATGTCTCACGGCCCCACCTCACTAATTCGTCGTCCCTTGCATTGCTTTCGGGCTATAAAGATCACGAGCGCCACGCGCAAAACACATCAAATCCATGTACCACGCCTGACCTCTGGTGTCGCCAGTATAGTCGATAGCTTTGACGATATAAACGCCATCCGTCGCAATGCTGGCAGCCTGTGACGTCGTGCCGGTCAGCACACGGTTGCCGTTCTCTTCTGTTTCGGTGATACGCCCGGGCGACTGTGCGATTTCGCTATTGCCGAGCGCGGCGCGGTACACCGAAGCCTGATCGAGCTGGATAAGACCATTAATACGGATGTTTGGGTTTATCAAGCACCGCACGTTTACTCCGCCGCCCATCGTTTGTTGCGGCATACCGATCAGGCCAGTATCGGCATTCAACACAATGGCTTCGTGAATATATTTATCCTCCGGCACCATCTGGACCTGACCATCCACCAGCTGCCATGTCGCTTTGCACTGCGCAGCAATATTATCCATCACGTTACGGGTGGATGAATAAATCGCACGGCCACGAGGAAACACGGTATCAGGAAAGTCACCGGTAATGCCCTGCGTCACGCCGAACGCGTTGAAATCCTGCATAGTCGCCCGGTGCAGGTCCGCAACGGTATAACCAGCGGCAAGCGTGGTGATGGTAGTCGCGTAGAGGAACGCTTCGTGGTTACTGATGGCCTGAATCAGCACCCAGGAATCGGTGATGTTGTCCTTCCCGGTGACGGTGAAGCGAATATCACCGTCAAATATCAGGCCGTAGTTCTGACCGTTCACCTGCCCTACCTGGTCTGGTGAAATCTCCCGGGCGACACCAACCTGGCTCGCATCAACATCCGGCGCAATACCGTCATACCCGGCAATGATGCGAATTTTTGCAAACTCCTGCCCCAGTATCTTGTTCGTGGTATCGGTCGAAAGGTTGTAAATTTTCACGTTCGCCACGCGTGGCCAGCGTGTGTCTGCCCACTCGATCTGGAACGTGACCTTAAAGTCAGACAGGGAAACGCCCTGCCCGTTCTGGTCCAACAGTTGCAGCTCAAAATGGCGCATCCAGTTAAGAGACATTTCTACTCCTGCACGAAAATGAGGTGGCTGTATGTGCCGAGGTTGGTTTTGGTGGGCTCGTCCGGTGCGCCTACATCGCAGCCAACGAGCAGCGCCCCGTTAATACCTAGTTGAGGATATTGCTCAAGAAGATTTACACCGGTTACCAGCGGCACGCCAGAAAGAAGCGGTTCGCCACTGCTATCTTGTACATCCAGAATCCAGCCAGCAGAATCACGCCAAATGACTCTCAGCGTGTATGTTGTCTCTGCTAACTGAATGCGAAATAGCTGGTTATCCGGCGATAAAGGGATTTCAGTTACATTCATTGGATACCTATAGAGTTACCAAGTCTGGTTCCTTTTAGTCCATCAAACCACCCTGTTGACTTAATTACCGATTCATTTACTGGGGTGGTGGATTTCGTCCCGGAATTCTGCACCGCCGATGTGCTGACGCCATCCTGCATATCTGATTTATCTGCAACGCTAACGCTCTGCGTTTGCGACATGATCACTTCACGCAGGGTAAGCGTGCAGTTCAGCACGTTCTCGCTGGTTTTGTCCGTTGTCACCTCGATGGCTCGCACCAGCATATTGCTGTACACCCGCTTTCCGGTCACTACATCGAACGGCACCCGAGAGGACTGGAGATCCAGTAGTTGCTGATAGGTCTCTTTCGGGCTAAGTCCGGCGCTGAGGCCGATTGACGATGTATCAATGAAGTCCAGCAACGAACCGCCACCTGCGAAGCCGCATTCCATCGTGACTTCGCTGGGGCGCTTATACGCATGATCGGCGATGAAACCCGACGCGCTATTCGTTGTTGGCTTCTCCACCGGGTGCTCAGTAATTTCGAGCGCATCAGAATGCTTTTCGGAAACGACCACGCTGGGGATCAGCAGGCCAATTCGCCGGGATTGCTGGCGAAAAATCGCTGATAAAATATCCATTATCTCGGTCCTGCGGGGAGTTGCTGGGTTAACTGTGAATTCACGCCCTTTTGACGGTCAACAGTCAAACGGGCAGCCTCGCGCGGATCGGAAACGCCGTGGATGTTAATGTTCGTTTCCTGCTGAATCACCGGGGCGCTGGTGGGCATATTGCTCATCACTTTCGGAATGTAGTTGCGCGTTTCCTGCGGCATTAGCCCCATTCCATAACGCTTAACATTCCCGATCCCCCAGTTATATGATGCCAGTGCTTTGCTAAGGTCTCCGCCGTTCTGCCGCAACAGCTGGCTGAGGTACTTAGCGGCTGCCTGAGCTGACTTTTCCGGGTCGAATACATCATTCCCACGCAGGCCCATGTCGCGCGCCGTGCCATCCATAAACTGAAACAGTCCTTTCGCGCCTGCGCCGGATATGGCGAACTGGTTACCACCCGACTCGGTGATCGCCACGCTTTTCAACAGGCCAGCTGGCAGCTGATAAAGCGACTCCAGTTTATTGAACATTGGCCCCATCCAGTCGAGCAATACTTTGCCCTGGGCTGTGGCCTGTGGACGTTTGACTGATTGCGCAAACTGGGAGGGGTCACCCGATATATTTGGAGAGATTTCAGCAGCTCCAACCGGGGAGAAAAATAAATTACCGATTTTGGCAATCCCGTCTGAGATTTTTTCAAGATAACCATTAGCAGCCTGCTGACGGTTTTTTATTTCATCTCTTTCATGCGGGGCAATTTCATTACTACGAACATGCTGTTCCGCCCCGGGAATGTCAGGCTGAACATTATCGCCATAAACGACGCCATTGCTTTGCGCCTGACGAATAATCTTACCTGGGCCACCATGCAGCCAATCCATCCATGCGGGCCATTCTCTTACCTCGCTAACATCTTTTCGCCCAAGGTCGGTTTTGATGCCAACCGTAGCAAGAGCATCACCAATGTTCCTTTTGGTATAGTCCAAAGATGATTTAGCACTGGCTTTTATGTTTTCACGATCTGAAACCAGGTAACCAGCATACGCTCCCCATAATTTAAGCCATGGAGGTATCGGAAGACCGGATATTTTTGCGAATGCTCCCAATACTTTTGTTACCCATACCCCAGCGATGAAAGTAGCCAAAATTTCCAGCGAGTTCTGCCATCCACCAACAGAATCTTTCAGCCCCAGAAGCTTATCGCGCAGCCAGAGAATTGCCTTTTTCGCCTTTTCTATTGCAGGCTCCCACTTGGACCAGTCAATCAGGCTTTTACCGCCTTCTTTCCACGTCTGATAATCGTCATAGAGTAATCCGATCGCCAGAATCAGCGTGGTGATAATCCCAATCGGGGATTTCAGGAACGCAGAATTAAGCAGACGCCATGCGACAAGTAGAGCACCGAATATTTTCAGCAGATTTTTACTGCCATCGTCAAGACGCTTCCACCAGTCAATGACAGAGCCAGCGCCCTGTATGAGCCGCCACGCCATTCGCGTGAAGGCGTTCGCAAGCCAGATCACGCCTTTAATAACTCTGGTCAGCGTCTCTTCAATCTTCGGGAAGTTGTCGAGGATGCGCCGCCGCAGGCTGTCCAGCGAACCAGCAAGACCACCAGCGAGGTTTGAGCCGATCTTGTCCCGCATAATGCCGAACAGCGACGTAAGCCCGCGCATGGACGTCATGAATTTATTGGACTGCACAGCCGCCTTATCAGCGTTGAACCCAGTCTTTTGCAGCATAGACTGGTAATCGGCGGTAAAGCCATTCATGCCGCGCCGCATCGCCATCAGCGTGTTTTCATCGATGCCAAGCATCTGCGCGTATTGCTTCGCGCGGTAATACGGCATGTTGTTGAGATTTTGCCCAACGCCAGTAAAGATGGCCGCAGTATCACGCATCTTTCCGCTGGCATCTCGGGTCTGGACACCAAGACGGTTCAGGAAGCCTTCCGCCCCCGGATTGCTACGCATGAAACCGGCCAGCCCTTCGAGGGAGGACATGGCCGACTCGGCGCTGGCACCGGTTTGCGACGCGGCATAGCCCAGCGCTTTGATGCCCTGGACGCTGGCCCCCGTCCGTTGGGATGCCCAGTAAATTTTATCCAGACCATTCGCGATCTGGGTGGTAAATCCGACAATGCTCAGCGCTGCGCCTTCCACCACCGCGCCGACCTTCATAACGTTTGCGGTAACGCCTTTCAGCACGGCTTCAAACTTATTAGCGCCAGCCTGATCGATATCGAATCCCAGCGAAACAAGGAAATCTTTAATCGTATCTGCGTTACCGCTCATTGGCCGCTCTCCATTTATCTACCCGGGCGTCGTTATCCTCGCGCATGTCGAGGTAGTCATTGAGAAGCGCGATGCGGCAGAGGTCTACCGCACCGCTGTTAAGGTCTTTCTGGTCAATCTGGAAGGCAAGCGCCGGACGAAGAATAAAATCTTCACCGCCCGGCAGGCTGTTGAAGGTTATTCCGCTGGCGGGGTGGGCGTCTCGCTGGTAGGGAGTCCTTGCAAAAAATTTCCCAGCGAGTCGGCGACCACCCGCGCCACCAGTTGCAGCATGGTCAACAGGTCGATATCGTCAAACGCCATTTCGCCATGCTGGCAGACCGGCACCCAGCCTTTCATGTGCTCGCGTGAAACAACGGAAAGACAGGGGAACAGGATAGCGTCCACGTCGCCATCGCTCAGATCGGACACAGCATTGGCAATCTTTGGCAGGATGGTAGCCATCGCACCTTCGGTGTCTTTGCTGCTGATCTTCTCCTGAACGCTCCGAAAGTCAGAAACCATCCCGGCCAGCACCGGCAACAGCTTGCGGGACACCTTCAGCTGTTCGAAAACGCTGAGCTTTGCGGTGCGATATTTCACGCCTTTAATTTCGAATTCCATGCGTTAAAACTCCCCGAGCAGCTGGTCAATCTTGCCGCAGTCGAACACCCAGGAAACAGTCCCGCCCTCTTTGGCGTTATTGAAATCAGGCTGTTTCTGGAATGCGCACGAACGCGCAGTAGAAATATCACCCGATGCCGTGTTGCGAATGACGATCACGTTATTGCCCCAGGTGGCAGAGGACTGGCTTTGCGCGTTATACGCCAGAGACAGCTTCTTGTTCACCGGGGAGGTTTTCAGCAGCGTCACCGTAATGGTGCCTGACTTATCGGCGTGCAGGCTGTGCATCACTTCGCCATCGGCACCGATGGTCATAGTGTTCTTGTTGCCGCCCATGGTCTGGGTGATACCTTCCTCAGAGTTGGCAGAACCCTGACCAAGATCGATAACGCCGGTCGGCCCGGTGAGCGACGCGGTTACATCGAGAAAAGAATAAGTTGCCATTTATCGCTCCTTAGCGAACTACGTTGATCTGCACATCGGCATAATGAACTGCGCCAGCCAGCTTACAGGCCACCTGAATTAACGGTGCTTTGCGAGCTTCTCGGTCGGCCTGCGCCTGTTCTGAAAGAGGTTGCGCATACACGTAATAACCTTTGGTCAGCGTATCGCCGGAATTCAGCTGTCCGATAGGTCCACCATTCCACACGCCAGCCGCTACCAGACCGTTCGTGACGGACTGATCCATGGACTGTTCAACGTTGGAAAGCAGACGGGTCACACCGGCATCAGTCTGCGGAATTTTGGTGGTGCTGGTGTAAAGCAGGTTATAGAGGTTGGTCTGAACGTAGTTCTGCAACCAGTCGAGCCCGTGGCGCTCGTCGAAGAAGTCACCGTTCGCCATGACGCCCTGTTGCAGGATCGCCGTGTCGTTGGCGTAGTACACGAACACGTTCGCATTCTTCGCATCCACAGCCGCCGCCTGTCCTACCGTCAGCGTTTCGTAGGTTACGCTCGGTTCCTGTTTGAATTTCAGGGTAATGGTGGTATTGCTGCCGTTGAAATTGACAGTAAACGCGCGACCGAAAGCTGAAACAGCCGCATAAGGGCTGCTGGTGGAATACTGAACAAAGGTACGGGAATACTTGCCAGCCTTTAATTTCGACGCAACATCGGTCGTCGAAGTCGTGCTGATAATCTCGGCGTCGGCAGAGGTCACACCAAAGATACGGCTAAGGCTGGACGCTTCAATAAGTTTGGCGACCTCAATCACGTCATCAGCATCAAGCACATCGCCACCAGCGACAACATCATCAGCGACAACCAGCCCATACCAGTTGGTATATTGCAGGCAGGCATTAACGGCTTGCACGATAGTTTCAGTATCTCCACTCTCGGAAGAACTCAGCGTCTTCGCCCAGCGACCAACATAAACCTGTGTCGGCTTCGGTGACTGGCTGAAGAAAACCTGCGCCGCTTCATATTCCGGGCTGTCGACTCCGAAGTCCTCGCCAATGTCCTCAACGGACGCATAAAGGCGAATGCGTTCCTGCACCGGAATGACAGTGGAAGAGCCGAGGATCAGCAGCGCGCCGAAGTTACGACCAGTAGCCGCTTTCGGCGAGATGATCACATCAACGTTTACAACGTTGGATACAGGTAAGCCCTGTGCCATAGGTTAATCTCCAAAAAATGATACTGGTGCATCCACCAGCGATTTGATGCCATACTCGCGGACAACCTTCCGGCGCAGTCGCACCGTCATGTCGTAACGGCGAACCCATTGCTGGTTGATAAGTTCGGGGAAAGGGGTCAGAGCGGTATAGTCGCCAAGGGATAAACCAAGCGCGTTCAGCTCAGCATTGTTTTGCGGGACAGATATACCATCGCGAAAACGGGACGCATAAGACATACCAGCCGGACCATAGAACGACGCCATGCACTCGAACGTTTCATGCCTCCAGAGCTGAGCGCCCTCTTCAGTCTGCCAGGTGAATGCAGGGTTGTTATCAATGAGCAACCCGGTAACGCCAAACGCGCACCAGTTCGTTTCAACGGGTGGCAGTGGCGGCTGATTTTTCTGCCAGCGCGGACGAACCATCCCGGCAGACAGACCGGAAACGTTACGCATCCACTGGCTTAACAGCCTGTCGAGCGCTTCGTCATAAGCCGGATCGCCGCTGGTGGGTGTCAGCCAGCCGCGCTCTGTGCTGGTGTTATTGCTCAATGGGAGTTCCCCCATCAAACGGCAGTAATTCACAATGAGCCTGGACGAAGCCAGCACCGTAAGCCGTATACGGGTCGACGAATGTCACGCGATAATCACGGTTCTGATACGTCACGATATCGGCATCACGGCCAGTCTGCCCCTGCGTCAGCCGCTCAGTTGTCACGATGAGAATCGCGCCGCTGATAACCTGCCCGGCCTGCATGCGGCGGTTTTCCAGGGAGCGGTCAACAGTAACAACCCCGGCAAACTGCGTTTTAACTTCGCTGTCGCTGCCGATCCCGTCCTCGTCAACCGTTTGCGAGCGACGCGTTACCCACAGGTTGAAGTCGCAAAAATCGGGGTCGAAAAGCACGCCTGTTACATCAAGAGTCGGCATCTTTATCCCTCACAACATGGGTAATGGCTCTGCGGTACTGTCCGGTATCAATCAACGGCCTTACATTCTCATTGCTTATCAATTGACCAGAATCTGGGTTGATAGCATTAAGCTTTCCGTCTGCCGATCTGCGTGCTAACTCAGCTTTCGCCCCTTTGCGCCCTCGACGTGCGCGGGCTTCAACGGTGCTATCAGCAAGCGGTGTAAAGCCGGTAATAGTCATGTAACGCCTGACGCCATTAGCGGCCAGCGTTCCGGCACGGTTGAGCGCTCTTTCTGCACCCGCCGCATTGCCATCAAGCGCAGCCTGCGCCGCTGCTTTGAGCTGCGGCACTGTCTGTTCTTCTACCGATTTAACGCCGGGGATCAGGTGCGGGCGTGGGGGGATGTTTTGCGCTGGTGAGCCGTATTCGTTGACATAGCCGATCCCGGCATTACCAAACGGAACATCTTCACGCTCGCTGTCTTCCGAAGGGATGCCGACCAGCACATCCTTTTTGGTTAGCGACCTGAGCGCATCCAGAATGGCCTGAGCGTTATCCACCCTCGTTGTTACACCGCTTTTGAAACTCATAGCTGGCGACCGCCCGCACCGAACATCGTGATCAGCTGATAAAATTCAGCGCCATATCGGGTGTTATTCCAGAAGCCTGCGTCAGGGTTTAGCGTCGCGCTGGTGTCATAGCTGACGCTTACCTTGTCAACGGACTTGGAGGATTGAACACCATTGGTTGAACCGCCCGGGCCGCCAACCAGCATTGCCCGACTATCTGCCGCCCATAGCGTCATGTAGTGAGCCACGAACAACCCGGCAAAGTACGGAAACAAATCTTTGCCGGTGACGTTTTCGCTCAGCAGTTCATCGGCCAGATTCAGACGAAACTGGATTTGCGCTTCGGGATATTTGGCAGGGTCAGCAAACTGCGGGAAGTCGCGGCGAAAATCACTTACCGCTGGCAGACTTTGATTCTTTGGCATTTTTTACCTCGTTACGCGCGTCTGTGGCTTTGACAACGGATACTTCCGCGTGCGCACGAGTGAACCAGTGCGTGGCAACGTCTTCCTCCACTGCATGACGGCCTTTAACAAACTCGCGCCGCGAACCGTCGGGAAGCGTGAGCACAAACGGGGTATGTACGTGTATTACTGCATTATTTTTTGCCATCGGGTCATCCTTAATGGCCCCGCCAGGGGGCCATGTGGCTGTTAAATGCCATCAACGTACGAAATGGTTTCTTTGTACACTGGCTCAACCGCACCCAGCTTGCCGTAGTAGGTCGCAATCTGATACAGACCGCGATACTGGATAGGAACGCTCTGCAACGGCACCAGCGGATAGCGGACGTATTTTTTATCGTTGGTGTACGCAACCATGCGATCCTTATTCCCCACACCACGGCCTTTCAGCCATTTAACCGCGCGGATATTCAGCGGAACACCGTTCTGGTGATAGCTGATGGTGTTGGTCTGAAGGTACGTCAACAGGGACTGGTTACCCGCAGATGAAACGATGATGCTGGACAACAGAGCAAACTGCTCTGGCGGGATCAGCAAATCACGCGGAACCACAGAGTAACCAGAAGCGGCCCACGCATCAGACAGCACCTGGTTAATGCTTGCGCGGATTTCGTCCGGTGTTGAGGTTGCCCACGTTTTGGCAGCGTTGTTGACAGGAACACCGTTCAGGGTAACAAGGCCTTTCAGGTTTAATGCGGAATCGCCAACATACACCTGCTCGTCGTTGTCCATCTGCCATTTGAGCTGCATCCCGTCGTACTTCTGGGTGTCAATCGGGCGACCTACCTGCTGAGCTGCTGCCAGCTCTACAACGGTCCAGCCAAGTTCCATCCCCCACAGGTTCAGCGGGTTACCGGATTTGCCGATATCCACGTTCACGCCAGCAATAGCGGTTGAGTCTTTGCCTACCCAGTTTTTACCGTTCGGATTTGCGCCAGTACCCGCAGCGCCAAAGCTGGTGTTAGTCCAGCTGGAAATGTCATCTGCGATAGAAACGTCTTCACGCAGCTGAATATCGCGGGTCCAGGTGTAACCCACCAGCGGCAGGTTCAGCGTCTGGTCGAGTCGCTCCAGCTCCCCGATGAGAAAGGCACCAGAGCTATCAACGGTTGCCTGATCAAAAGTAATCATTCGTCTGTTCCTTAAATCTTCCAGGAGATTTCTGCATTGCCGTTAGCGTCACCGGCCCCTGTGAATTCGGCGTTGGTCAGCGCCACGTTTTTGCCACTGACGGACGTGGACATGAAGCCGCCCAGCGGCACGTCAATGGTTGAATCGAGCGAAACGACCACGTAGACAGGATCACCTTTTTTGATGGTGCTGGCATCGAAGCCAGATCCAAGGTTAACGGTCATGTAGCCACGTTTCATGGCGTCGCCCGGGAAATTCTTATCCGTCCCCACCTGGCGAACCATGTCTGGCTGCGATGTGGTCGGATACGGACGAACGTAGATCCCCTTCACCTTGTCGGCGGTGTCACCGTCCTCCAGCGGCACGAAAAAACCGTCATCATCGTATTTACCAGCCAGCCCATAGGCAGCAAAGGCGTTATCGGATTTAAGGACCACCGGTTCGACGGTTAAGTCCTGCGGGCGAGAGATAGCCCCGGCAATGCCAACAGGCATCCGGTACAGATATGCAGTCATTGGATTATCCTTTGCGGTTAGACCAGAAGTCGGCGTTTTGTTTGTTCAGGGAAGCGATGCTGGTCATGCCCATATTTGGACGTTGTGCATCGCCCGTGGTGCTGCGGGTGTTTCGCCCTTTGGCAATCTCTGACACGGCATTAAACGCCATGTTGACCGATTGTTTCGGCAATTTGCGGATATCCGCATCGCCGACTATCTGGCGAACCAGCGTTTTGTCAGCGGAAGCCAGCACATCACGTTTGAACGCGGTCGGTTTCACCTTACGGCTCAGATCGATACCTGGGACGATAACCTCGGCACGCCAGGCTGAGTCACCAGTAATCGTGGTTTCCTCTTCATCGTCCTCGCCGTCACCGGTCGGATTATCGTCAGGCTTATTGTCGTTATCGCCCGTCGCATTTCCTTCCAGCTTAGCCAGCAGGGCTTTAAGCAAGGTTTTGATATCGTCCTCGCCGTCGCCGGTTGGCTCTCCGCCCATTTCCGGCTTTTTGTCCGGCAATGGTTGCTGCGGTGAAAGGTTAATGTTGAGGTTAACGCCGCTGGGCAGATCCCCTTCATCACCCGTTACCGCCGCTGGCGCAGAGTCCAGCAGTTCGTTCATGGTGTCAGCGTCACCCGTTTTGATGGCCGTGCGCATGCGGGTCCACCAGCTTTTCTTTTGATTTGCCATTGTGTCTCTGTCTCCAATTGCACAACGATTTCCGGCTCTGCCTTTAGGGACAAGAGCCACATGGTTTCCGGTAATATCGACCTGCTCGGCTTTACCTGGCTCGGCCTGCTCGTATTCCGCGTCATAGCCGCACGACACTTCACGCAGGCCATCTTCGATAAGCTGAATGGCGTTTTCGTCTTTGACGATAAGGTCAGCCAGCATCAAATCAGACTGCTCACCCGTCCCGCGCCGGACATTCTGGAGGTGCCCGACAGCAAGCTCTTTCCAGTTCTCGGGATTTACCAGCCGCACATTCCCGTTTTCATCTTCAGGATGCAGGATCGTGATGCTCATCCCTTCGAATGAGGCGAGCGTGGCGGGATGGAATACCTGCTCAGGAGAGCGCGTTACGACTATCTCACCGAACTTATCGGGTTTCAGTTTTGGCAGGTCATCAGCACCATAGAGCTGCTTACCTGTTCGTCCTATCGGCACGTCTCTGCACAGCAACGAGCCGTCAGCAAGCTGATAGCGGGTTTCCCCCAGCCGGGTATTGAAAAAATATTTCATGGTTTACCTGCGATTCAGGCGAGATAAGAATGAGGGTTGGGGAAGACGATCTCTTTGTAACAGCGGCAGTTCGGGAGCTCGCCAGCGTGACCGGTCATGCCGTCAAGCGTTGGAGGTTTGCCCCATTCGATAAACTTCCCTTCCATCTCTCGATGAGAATGCCGGACGTCGCCATCTTCGGCTGTACGCCAGATATAACCATTCGAGCCGATTGACAGCGCACGCGCCTGATCCAGTGCACCGGTTGCGCGCCCAAGCTCAGTCCGGGCGATAAGGTTCGCTCGTGAGCGTGACACGTCACCGGAAGCAGCTATCTCTTTCGCGAATGGCTCAGCGCGGCCACCAGTTACTACAGCCTCGATGGCCTTGTTCTGAATGTCATACACCCGATCGGCGGCCTCAAGAGGCAGAGATTTGATGTACTTAATTTGCTCGGCGACGATGGATTTCATCACCTGGCCTACCGGGGCGCGGTCAACCATGTTGCGCAGCTCTGCGCTGATGTTCCGGCTGTGTTGACGCCACTGCTTTTCATTCTGGCGCGCAATGTCGGCGGTGAAGCTCTCAGCAACCTTAGTCGCCCAGGGGGTGATGATTTCGCTGTAGCGCTCCAGCGCATCCATTATTTCGGTAACGCTATCATTTGAACCATCGTAGCGCCCATTTACGATATCCCCGACCGCCCGCGCTATCTGCCGTAGGCTCGTTCGATATCGGATCTCCGCCTGGCGACTCTGGCGGTTTGTCGCCAAGTTCGCCGATGCCTGGCGGCGCTTCGTCTTCGGCATTCTCTATGTCCTCGTCGGTAATGGATGCCCCGATGCCGGTTACGTCAGAATTTTCGCGCAAATCGGTCATAGCGGCTTTCAGTGTCATCAGACCATCACCCAGCGCCGTACTGATTGCGTTGGTAGTGTTTAACGCCACCGTTGAGCGATCGACATCAGACATTTGCCAGAGCGGGTTAAACTCAAACGTGAAATCGTCCGGCAGCGGCTTACCGAGTTCCGAGCGGTGCATAATGTCCAGTATCCGGCGCATCGGCATCCGTAAGCGGCGCTCCTGCAATGAGCTCACCCGGTCGTAATAGTTGGCGAGGTCTGCATCACCAGTAGAGAAGCCTTTCGGGGATTGACCGAACAGGCGTACCAGCGGGATACCAACGGCACCGCTGATCTGCTCAGCAAACTGCGAAAGAATGTCATCCAGACCACTAAAGCTGTACTGGTGGGTTTCGAACTTATCCCGCGAGTCCATGAGCGTCATACCTTCATTGCTCTGGAACTGGCGGATCAGGTCGATGTTCTTCAGCAACGCTTCGAACGCCGGTCCTCCAAGCGCGATAAGCTCGCGCAACTTCTCCACGCTATAGGTACGCAGATGCGCTTTATAGACCAGCTGCGCCGCGCCGACAGTAGCGCTATCGAACGCAGTAAGCCGATCCCAGATACGCTCTACAACCGACATTCCCCATTCGTTTTCGGTCATCTTCTGCTGGAATGGTAGCGTCACCCCGTCGAAGCGAATCAGGCGGCTGTGATGGATGCGCCAGGCCGGGATGCCCGTTGCAGTGGTCACCACGTCGTAAAACTCAGGTTTGCCGAGATCTGGCCCCATATCTTTAATGCGACGGGTCAGCACCGGGTTAATCATCCAGCGGTCGAGCGGGAGAATGCCCTTAAACTTGCCTTCTCCAATGGTTTCGAGCCGCAGCGGGGTCATTGGTGCCTGCCCCTCGATCATGATGAAGCCGACCGCGCCGCCGTAGAGGCGAGACCATTTCAGCACGTCGTTCAGCGCATCCCAGATCTGCAACTCATCAAGTTGTGATTCGAGAATGCCGCGATCTTTTGCATCAATTTCCGAAGTAATGCGAATGCCTTTGCGGGTCATATCATCCGGGATAGCGTCGACCGCTTCGCCGATGATCCAGGACGAACGATAGGACCATTCCACCAGCATGCGGTTGCGGCTGGTGAAGTTAGCCCGGTAGGTCGATGCTGAGTGCTGGTTAGGCGTCTGCATCCCCACGCGGGCGACAAAGTTCTCATAGCCATCAGCGGTGGCCTGTGCCGTTCGCCGCGTGGCTTGTTTGTTTCGTTCCATCAGGCCTGTCTCCCTAGCAGCTCCCAGATGTTCAGGGCTGAATTCATTGGCGCGTAGCTGATCATCACCGAGTCGGCGAGGTTCGGCGACTTGGTGCCGTCAGGCTGTTTATCAACAACGATTTTCCCCACACCGTTAATGGAATAGGTCGGTTGCGACAGCTCGATGATGAGTTTGTCTTTGCTCGCCATGGCGCTGCTGATTGAGATAATTTCGTCCGGGTTGTAGGCCATTCCCTCAACCACGGCGCGATAGGTGTTCTGGAAAAGCTTGCGTAATTGCCACCAGCTCTGGGCCTTGGCGTTAGCAAAGAAGTCCTTGTTCAGGCGGGCGGCCTGTCCGTTGTCGCCGCGCACCGCTTCGTCGTCCGGATCAAACACCGCGCCGCTACCGCGAAACGGTGTGGCGAGTATTGACGGTCGGCGCGCAGCGTTACGCAGTTCGTTGATGGCGCGTGCATCGCCGCGAACGCCAGCGCCCAGGCCGTCCTCGTCGAAGCGAAATTCTTCGAGGTTGTCCTGTTCGCAAAAGCCGAAGACCTTCTCAACGGACTGGTAAATGTCGCTGCCCACGCCGGACCATTCCCGCACGTTCTCCAGGAGGAAGCCGTGACGGGTCGAAAAGGCGTTTTTGTCCCGGCCTTCGTCGGCGACGTCCATCGCGCCCAGGCGTTTGCCCGTTGGCTGGATGCCCAGCTTAATATGAGCGTCGACGGCAGCCTGTACCCAATCGGACGGGATCAGGACGCCTTCCGCAGATGCGCTGTAGTTCAGGTCAAGTTCCTGCGCTACCACCACCGGATTGTCGATTTTCTCGCATTCCCTGCGATACCACTCTTCATCCTTGCGCGGGTCATTTCGCCAGTGGAATGTGAATACCGGTATCTTCCCGCCGTGGCGCTTCTGCGCGAACGGGTTCGCCATGCCATTAACCGAGCTCAGGTCAATACGGCAACGGGTGGTTTGCGACAGCGCCGCATCAATCAACAGAGGACGCTGGAGGAATGCAGCTTCATCCACCAGGTAGAGCGTGGTACGGTCACCACGTCCGATATTGTCGCCAGCCTCGCCTTTGATAACCGCGCCAGTATCTGGAAACTCAACGCGCATATACGGCGCATGCTTCTTCTCGTCCCACGAACCACGAAACTCGATGGGCAGCGTTTCCACGAACTTGCGCGCCTTCCAGAACAATGCTTTCGGGTCACCGGTGCTGTCGACGTATTCCTCTTTACGGGAGCCGAAACCGATAACCATTTCTTTGTTGAAGAGACAAAGCGAGCAGGCCAGTCCGATCGCGGTCCAACTGAGCCCCATTTCACGGGATTTTTCGGTAATACCATTCTCCCGATTGCCCCAGCGTTCCATAATCCAGTGGATCCACTCCTCCTGCTTAGGGAAGAGTAAAAACGGAATGGTCACCGGCAGGCCATAATCAATATTACGCGGGTCCGTTGTCATGCCCCAGTCGATGATGAACTGAGCCGGATTGGTTCGGTAAAACTGTTTTAGTGCAGGCAATATTTCAGGATTCTGGCGAATGCGTTGTAGGCGTTCCATCCGCCATTCAAAAACCATCTGGTAATCAGGATGTTTAAAATCGAAGGGAAATGGTAACGGCATACTTAGCCCATCATTTTTTTATACGCTTCTGCAGCCTGCTCCGGCGTTAAGTTGGTAATTTCTGTTCTGACTGGTCCTCCGTCAGCACCAGTCACTTCATTTTTGACATTGTCTTTAAACGCCTGAACAGAAACATGACGCCCGAGCAACTCAAGGTTTTTAACCTTATCAGGCCATTTGATTTTCTTCAGGAGAGCAGCACTATCTGCTGATGCCATCTCGACGACATCCATTCCTGATAGCGTTGTACGCCACACCTTAGGCCAGTCTTTAATCGGCTTCAGTTCGCCATTGGCAAGCAGAATGTCAAGCACGTCCATCTGATCGATTTCAGTCAGCCGTCGCAATACATAGGCAGCGTCTATACCTACCTCTTCATTGCGTTCAGCCTTTAGCTCAGCAATGCGATCTGCTATGTCAGGTTTTGACAGGTTCTCGCTACCAGTGGCGCGAGCAGTTTTCTCGCTGTAACCCGCCCTGATAGCTGCCTGAGTGGCGTTTAAATCTTTCAGGTACTCACGGGCAAACAGCTCTTGTTTGTCTGTGAGCTTTGCCATTATTGGCTCCGTTTATCCGTTAAAAGGGATATCAGTTAAGTTATCCCGTGTAGGGTATAAGCCATTGTCGAGACCACTCATTGAATGGTCTCTGCAATAACCGATGTCTTTCCATCAGCCCGCCACCACAAAGAATCTTTTTTGCCATAAGGCTGGAGGTTCATCTTTCAGTGGCTGCCAGTGTTATTTCCCCACTTACTGGCTTGGGTTGCTTCGTGGTACTGCCGTAACTGGTTGCCAAGAATAAATTCCGGTTTCATTATCAAGCCCACCCGTAGATGGGCTTTGTAATGGCTACTTCGCTTTTGCTTCCGCTCGCTTACGTCGGCACTCTTCTTTCTTCTCGGCTTTTGCCATGTCCATGAATGCCTGCATGATCGAGTTCCGCATCATGTAGCTAACAAAGTGATGATTGACACAGCCGTTGAGGCGCAGCTGCTCGCCAAACTCATCCACCGAGGCCAATGCTTCCATCATGCCCTTCTCGCCTTTCATGAACTCTGAGAAGTCGCGCCCCGCTCTGGAGGCGCATTCAATAACACGATCACTCATCCCGGAAGCCCGGGGATCGTAATCTGCAGCTGGTTAGCCAGGGAGTTAATCTCAGCGACCAACACTGGCTTCGTATAGCGCCATGCTGCCAGCCCTTGTCCGCAGAAGCTCGCCATGTCTTTCTTCTGGTCAAACTCATGACATTTCATGTTGAGCTGCGCACTTAAGCTGTTGCGATGCTGAAGTTCTCCGGTGAAGTAGTCATCGAGGACTTTATAGGCCGCGTACTTGAACCCGGGGTTTAACCAAGCCGCATAATCGTAAGCAACAAACTTCCCGCCATATGTTCCACCGTGTACACCGCGCTCAGTAAAAACCACAGATTCGTGGTTTTTCTCCAGCTCGGCTAAGAACTCTTTGGTCTGCTTGTTTCGCAGGTAGTGGTAAGGCGATTCAGATTCACTTTTACCACTGGCTTTCCACATATCAGTGAGGCAGATCATGCCATCTTCACCGATACGAATTGGTTGATTGAAGAGGGTTAATGATTTCATAGCGTGTACCTACTCTTTGAAATGAACCTTTGCCGCACAGGAAACCAGCCCACCGAGGCTCGCCAGCACTAACTGGTATCCTCAAAGGCCCATTCCAAAGGGGCAGGTTCGGTGTAAAAAACATGCGTTGCGGTACGCATTTATTGCAAAAAGCCCCGCATCGCGAGGCTCATTAAATGGACTTTGTGATTTGCAAAAAAATTATTTCAGGCATTGCGTCCTGATGTATTCCTGCAGGTAGTTAACCTGCGCGGTTATCTTGTCGATTCCACTTCGGAGACGGTAATAATTGAGTTCAGCATCTGCTGTAAGTCCTGGGCTTTCTCCATCGCCCATGCTGCTGGCTCCGGTCGTTGACTTTGCACAGGTGGCGGCGACTTGCAGGCGCTTACGCCCAGCAGAAACATCAGCACGGAGACTTTCGATAGTCGCGTTAGCATCAGCAAGCTCCTTTGTGTATCTGGCGTCAAGTTCTGCTACATCACGTTGACGCTTCTGCATATCAGCGATGATGGACGTGGCTTTATCGCGCTGTTCTTTATAGGCGATGGCGTTATCACGGTAATGATTAACAGCCCATGACAGGCAGACGATGATGCAAATAACCAGAGCGGAGATAATCGCGGTGACTCTGCTCATACCTCAATCTCTCTGACCGTTCCGCCAGCTTCTTTGAATTTTGCAATCAGGTTGTCAGCCTTATGCTCGAACTGACCATAACCAGCGCCCGGCAGTGAAGCCCAGATATTGCTGCAACGGTCGATTGCCTGACGAATATCACCGCGATCAATCATCGGTAAAGCGCCACGCTCTTTAATCTGTTGCAGTGCCACAGCGTCCTGGCTTTTCGGAGAGAAGTCTTTCAGGCCAAGCTGCTTACGATAGGCATCCCACCAACGGGAAAGAAGCTGGTAGCGCCCGGCGGCTGTTGATTTGAGTTTTGGGTTTAGCGTGACAAGTTTGCGAGGGTGATCAGAGTAATCAGTGAATAGCTCTCCACCTACAATGACGTCATAACCATGATTTCTGGTTTTCTGACGTCCGTTATCAGTTCCCTCTGACCATGCCAGCATATCGAGGAACGCCTTACGTTGATTATTGATTTCCACCATCTTCTACTCCGGCTTTTTTAGCAGCGAAGCGTTTGATAAGCGAACCAATCGAGTCAGTACCGATGTAGCCGATGAACACGCTCGTTATATAAGCGAGATTGCTACTTAGTCCGGCGAAGTCGAGAAGGTCACGAATGAACCAGGCGATAATGGCGCACATCGTTGCGTCGATTACTGTTTTTGTAAACGCACCGCCATTATATCTGCCGCGAAGGTACGCCATTGCAAACGCAAGGATTGCCCCGATGCCTTGTTCCTTTGCCGCGAGAATGGCGGCTAACAGGTCATGTTTTTCTGGCATCTTCATGTCTTAGCCCCAATAAGGGGATTTGCTCTATTTAATTAGGAATAAGGTCGATTACTGATAGAACAAATCCAGGCTACTGCGTTTAGTAATCAGATTTGTTCGTGACCGATATGCACGGGCAAAACGGCAGGAGGTTGCGCTAACAACCTCCTGCCCCCGCTTTCACGAAGGTCATGTGTAGAAGGCCGCAGCATAACTATCACTGATGAATTCAGGATAGCCAGTGGCTACGGCTCAGTTATGGTGCTGGTTAACGGACTTGAACCGCTACCCATTCGCTTACAAGGCGACTGCTCTACCATTGGAGCTAAACCAGCATGTTTGGCGGGACAGCGTGGGCTCGAACCACGATAAGAAGGTTAACAGCCTTCCGTAATGACCTTTATACGACTGACCCAAATAAAAAAAGCCACCGTTGCAACTTAAGAGTCACTAACGGCAGCTTACCTTCTAATTATGGCTAAATGGATAATTGCATGTCAAGGCTTTTAACAGCAACATGCTTAACTTTCTCAACACGTTTACGCATTTTGAAAGCATTTTGCATTGGCTGGTACAAAACAAATAACGACGCTTTCAGGATGTCGTCAATTTCGTTTCTACAGGTTGCCAGTGAAGGTTTTCTCCATCCCTCGCCACCACGTCCACACATCTTGCGTGGCTTTGCAGTCGCGTGATAGTAGGATGCAATTGCTCGCTTAGATGAACCATGAGCGTAGTAGCTGAGGAGGATGCCAAAGGCTTTCTTGTCAATGCACATGACGGAATCGACGACCTGAGAAATCAACATTCCATCATCATCATTGCACATTGGCCTTGTCATAACTCTTCCCGGCTCTACGCTCTCCATGAACTTCGCTATTACGCTGCTCATGCGCTTTTCCAGACGACCTGAATAAACCCATGCGCCCCACAGTTCAAGCCAGCCATTCAGCCACTCATGCTGTTCTTTGGTGAGGTTTAGTTCTCTTATGCCCACGCGCCTTCTCCCTGTACCTGAATCAATGTGAGGTTTCCGCAGAACACTGCTCCGGTATCGATATACATTTGGTTGGCAAATTTAAGTGGTTTCACTGCTGGCGTATGACCAAAGATGAACGTGTCCGCGCCTTTAATTTCTTTCACGATCCCGTCTTGTGAGTTGCTGATTCGTTCGCGGTTCCAGATTACCTGCTGATGATCAACTGGCTTTCCAAACTCGTATTCGTCACAAGGATAATCGGCGTGGCAGATGACATATTTTTTATCTTTGCTCACCAGTTCGATGATTAACGGAAGTTCATCTGCTTTATGGGCAAGAGCTTTAGCCAGAATTTCTTTGTCGTAATCGAGATTAAAGAACCAGCCACCGCCATTAAGTAGCCAGTGATTGACGTTTCCACGCTCTGATAAGCCATCAATCATCATTTGCTCATGGTTTCCACGTACAGCTCTGAACCAGGGGAATGTGATTAATTCCAGGCATTCGACGTTCTCTGCACCGCGATCGACCAAATCGCCAACCGAGATAAGCAGGTCTTTTTGGGTGTCGAATCCAATCGCATCCAGTTTGTTCATCAGGTTCGTGTAGCATCCGTGCAGGTCGCCAACTACCCAAATATTTCGGTATTTGCTGCCATCAATTCTTTCGTAATAGCGCATCTCTTTCACTCCATCCGCGATGAACCATGAGAACGTCGTTGACGATGGCGTGCATTTTCCCGTCTTTATCATCAACGTATTTTCTGACCGTACCGCGACTACATTTCAGTCTGCGTGCCACTTCTGTCTGGTTTCCGTATGCTTCAACGAGCATGTCTGGAATGGTTTTTACTGAGAACGTCATGCGGCCTCACTTCTGCTATTTCGCAGGTCTTTGAGTTTCTGTTGGTACTCTGCCTTGATCGCCTTGCACTCTTCGACAGTCCAGCGATGGCGGTTATGGTTTGATTCGATTTCGTCTACTGCTTCCTGCCCGATTCGGTTAATCAGTTCGACGCGATACGGAACGAGATTTCCGCTTTTATGCTGGTTACACACCACGCATTGCTTGTGAATATTGCGTTCATCAAATCGGAGTTGAGGTGCCGCAGCAGTTGTCCGGTAATGTCCGGCATCCCACTGAGCAGACGTGAGCGTTCCGCACGAGATACATGGTAAGTCGCGGTCTCTTTCTCTGATGAAGACGTTTACGGCTTGTTGGGCTTGTTTAATCCAGTAACTGCGTGGCTTTAAGGCGAGTTTTCGAATCTTAAGTTTATCTTTCTGTTTCTGCTCCTCTCGTCGTCGTTTCTTCTCTGCTGCTTTTTCCGCTTTTTCGCGTTCTTTACTTCGTCGTTCGAGTGCTATCTTGGTTCCACACTCTGGAGAGCACCACCACTGATTAGCGAATGCAGGGTGAAACCATTCCCGACATTCATCGTTTTTACATCGTCTTCGCGCTGGTTTAGCCATCGTCTTCTTCCTCGTACATTGAGCTATTCGGATCGCTCATCAGTTCTGCGCAGCAGTGCTCACACACATGAACTTCCAGCACATGCAGCTTCTGACTGCAGTTAGCGCACGTTAAAGCCCGCTCGACGCTTTCTTTCTGGTATTGAATGGATTGGGATGGGCTAAGCATTATTGGCGTCCTGCATCATGAGAAAGACAATCATGGCGGCACGGAGTGGATTGTCATATGCGACACAAACATTCGGTCCGGCATCATCAAACAAGTCCCTTGCGTTGTCTGTGGCGCACGGCATTGAGGGATTGTCTAAAATTATGCTGATGTTGTTTTCAGTGATAATCGGCCATGCGTCTGCTGGGTTTGCGCATGGGTTAAAGGATCCGCGCTCAACCTCTACTTCAACTGCGTCTCCGTTTACAATGTCTCCCTCAAATGAGATAAACACCATCGCGCCATTCTCACCTTCTTTGTAATCCGGTGATCCGTTATGAATGGCTTCGAATACCGCCACGTTAATTTCAAAATCACTTAACTGTGAATAATCCATTGTCATTTCCTCGCACGATGTCTTAGCCACCGGATATCCCACAGGTGAGCCGTGTAGTTGAAGGTTTTTACGTCAGATTCTTTTGGGATTGGCTTGCGTTTATTTCTGGAGCGTTTCGTTGGAAGGTATTTGCAGTTTTCGCAGATTATGTCGGTGATACTTCGTCGCTGTCGTCTCATGCCGCCCTCCTGACGCCCTGCCCGATCGCCATCAATGCCGCTTTGGATACGGTAGTAAACATCCGTCGAGGACTGATGAACGGTCGCCAAATCAGCAGCATGGAACCTTTGCTGTTTCCCTTCTTCTCCAGCCCTGTCGATGGTTCGATAAAATTAATCCGTCCATCAGTGATAATACGAACTTCGTCAACACTCTCCAGAGCCTTGCTGAACCATCCGACAGACATATCCTCTGGCACAAGCATCACTACCGTCTGTCGCTGTTGTATGCACTGCTCAGCGGCTTTTTCCACCCACGGCCTGATATTGCTGTACGGTGGGTTATTCCAGATTGCACCGTGGCTTACCCACTCAGAATTGAGCGCGTCGTCGGCCTCAGTTAACCAGTGAGCGCACAGAGCATTTTTGTCGCTCGCTGCCGAATCCAGCCAGAATCCAAACTCAATATCCAGTGCATCAAAAAGCCAAAGCGGCGTTTGCCAGCAGTCCTTGTCGTGTGCCGGCGTATTTGATTTGATAGTCATGCAGCCCGATCTCCCCATCGCGCTTTCCATTCGAGAGCCAGTCGCGCTTCGTCTGACCACTTAACGCCACGCTCTGTACCGAATGCCTGTATAAGCTCTAATAGCTCCGCAAATTCGCTTACACGCATCCTGCTGGTTGACTGGCCTATTACCACAAAGCCATTCCCGGCAAGGTTAGGAACAACGTCCTGCTGCTTTAATGCTGCGGTAAACACACACTTCCAGCTTTCTGCATCCAGCCAGCGCCCATGCCATTCAACCTGACGAGAGACGTCACCAAGGCAAGCCCAAAGCTTTCGATTCTGGTCTAAGCTGCGGTTGCGTTCCTGAATGGTTACTACGATTGGTTTGGTTGGGTCTGGAAGAATTTTCTGTACCGCGTGAATAGCGTTTTGCTGATGTGCTGGGGATCGAATTTCAAAGGTTAGTTTTTTCATGACTTCCCTCTCTAACAGATTTCAGGTTATTCCACTCCGTTACCGCACTGCGATAATTCGCGGCCGCCACAGCAGCGTGGTTAGCGCAGTAGATTTGGCACCCGTTCTCCATGTCGAATATTGTCGGTGATTTTCCGCATTTACATTTCTTGGCACGCGGTGCGTCTGAACACATTCCGTTAACGGTGTCCATCAGGATTCCCCTCGTTCTTAATCCAATAAAAAAGGGCTACTGTGTAAATAGCCCCTGTTATTAACTCAGTGATGTAGATGGTCATACGTCAGCCCCTTGCGCATATCGTCTGCCACGCGCAGCAGGTGCATTTGATGCTGTGCAAATCAGTCTGGCTTCATCCTGGTTACATGCAACAAAGTGTCCGTTACAGAACCGCTGGTAAACCGTACCAAGCGAGCCAAAACGGTTTTTCGTCACGATGATTTCAGCAAATGGCGCGGCGCTACTGTTCTCGTCATATACCGCTTCCCGATAGAGCATGATGATTGAGTCTGCGTCCTGTTCAATGCTTCCTGAATCACGCAAATCTGCGTTTGTCGGGCGTTTGTTTGGTCGCTTCTCAACATCGCGCGAAAGCTGACTCAGGGAGATAACAGGCGTTTTCAGGTCCTTCGCCATCGCCTTCAGGCTTCCGGAGATGTGAGCAATTGCAAGGTCGTTGCGGTCTGCTTTCGGCTTCTCAATCAGGCCAAGATAATCCGCCATGATGAGTGACAGGTTTGGGTTTTCCTGTTTGTGCCGTTCTGCGATTGAGCGTATTTCTTCGACCGATAACCGCGAGGCATCGACTACCCATACATCCAAATCTGCAAGCTGACTCATGCCGTTAGCAACACGCGCCCAGCCTTCGTCATCCATCGATGCAGGATTTCGCAGTACGCTAACCGACATCCTCCCGGCGTTGGCAATGCTTCGCTCTGCAATCTGCAATGCGCTCATTTCCATTGAGAAAATCAATACTCCGCGCCGGACGTCAGAACCAGGAATAACGCGGCTTGCAACGCCTTCGGCAATCTTCAGCGCCAGTTCGGTTTTCCCCATACCAGGACGAGCAGCGATTATCACAAGGTCTTCCGCGTTCATCCCTCCGGTGATGGCATCAAGTTCTTCGATTCCGGTCTTCAGGGTATCTGACTCTTCTCCGTTCCTCAGACGCCTGTCAAGCGTGTCAGTGTAGTCGGTGATGATTTCCCCTAACCGCACAGGTTTAACCTCGTCACGTGGCTTTCTGATGGCTGAAAGACGCTTTACAAGTTCATCCATCGCCTGACTCGATGCGTCGATGGTTCCGCTCTGAATTGGTTCACGCATTTCATCCATGATTTCCAGCACCAGACGGCGGTGATAGTTATCCGCGACCATTCCGGCATATCCCTTCAGGTTTGCGGCACTCGGGCAGTTCTTACTGGTCATCAGGATTGACGTGAAATGCTCCTCTCCGCACGCCTCGGCAACCATCAGCGCGTCGATTAGGTTTCTGTTTCTCGCCTGCTTCCGGATAACCTCGAAGGCTTTCCGGTAGAGCGGAATTGAAAACGCTTCCGGCTCCAGCGTTGCCAGAACGTCACTGGCAGTTGGTGTTAATCCACCAATCAGCAGGCCACCGATAACGCTCGCTTCGATATCCTGTTTCATGCAATCCCCCTGTCTGCAAACTTCCCTTCCCGAACTCCCGTTAACGAATCTTCCCTCAGCAGGTAATCAAAATCAGCTGTCCAGCCCGTGTCGTTGTCTCCGAAGTAAAACGGCTTGGCCTGATGCACAAACGCCCTGACATACGCTCTGAAACCGTCCACGTTTGGCGTTTTCAGTTGCGGGATGATTTTCTTCAGGCGGCGTTTGCGTTTCTCGTTGACCGCAACAGCGTGTGGCAGTCTGTCACCGACTTCGGTGTTGTAAGCGTTCAGGAAGGATTCGTAGTCGATTCGTTCTGCCTTGCGACGTTCAGGTTTAACCTGCCCATCGCCGCCCCCGTTAGGGGGTAAGGGGGTATTTGTATTTATTGTCTTTTGTATATTGTCTTTTGTGTTTAGCTGACTTGGCTTATACCCATTAGCCGACTTGGCTAATGTTTTATTAGCTGTTTTAGCTAATGTTAAGCTGTCCTGGCTAATCCACTGAGAAACCACCTTGTTCACTCCGATTTTCACGCCATCAGCAATGAGGAATTTACGCTCAATAAGCTGGCGCTTGGCAGCGCAAACATGAGTGTGATGAATACCTGTCATGGCTGCTATCTGCGTGTTTGTGAGTCGATCCATCGGCTTATTGAATCCGTATGTCTTGCGCATGATAGCGAGCATCACCTTCAACTGCCGGACGGTTAAATCAGCCATCAGCAGACTGTCGGTAATCTCGTTAGCAACGCGCATGAAACCATCTTCGGTATCTGCCACGCGATGCTCCACGACCTCCAGTTGAGGCCTGTAATCAGCTAACTTAACGACGCCCATGTTTCACTCCTGCTTTGGCTAGTCTGTAAACACCAACAAGGCGCTCTGCGAACGCCCTGTTATTTGCTGCGGCTACCACTAATCCCTCAGGTGAATCAGGGTGTCGAATCTCTTCTTTTTCCTGGTATTTCTTACGACGTTTTGTCATAATTACTCCTGTGGATTGATCCAGTAATTCCCTCAGAATTGCATATCAATTTGCTTAAAATCCTCGGTGGCAGCCGGGGATTTTTTCTTTGTGATTTCATCCAATGCATACTTAAAAGCCCTGCTAATCGGACTGATGTCTGATGCCATTCCGAAAGCACACAAGACCGAAGCAATAAATCTCCAGTCCGTTCTGCTTATCTTCGATTCATGACAGCCAATCATCTTTGCCAGACCGCGCTGGGTAAGCGTTGACAGGTTGATGAGTAAATCTGTTTCTGCGCGATCAATTTCTCGCTGTGTTGGCTTGCTGTAACTTGCTTGTGTCATTTGTTAATTTTCCAATAGTGAATAGTTAGTTGAAAGGTATGCGTGGAAACGCATATGGCCTTAGTTGGTCAGATATCTTGGGGCTCGCTTTGTCAGCGACGTAGGACGAATGTCCATTGTGAAAAGAGCGGTGTTACTTATGCAGTTGTTTTTTTGTTACTTGGAAAGGGCTTTACCTCTTCCGCATAAACGCTTCCATCAGCGTTTATAGTTAAAAAAATATTTCGGCCTGCATGAATGGCCTTGTTGATCGCGCTTTGATATACACCGAGATCTTTAGCTGTCTTGGTTTGCCCAAAGCGCATTGCATAATCTTTCAGGGTTATGCGTTGTTCCATACAACCTCCTTAGTACATGCAACCATTATCACCGCTAGAGGTAAAATAGTCAACACGCACGGTGTTAGATATTTATCCCTTGCGGTGATAGATTTAACGTATGAGCGCAAAAAAGAAACCATTAACACAAGAGCAGCTTGAGGACGCACGTCGCCTTAAAGCTATTTATGAAAAAAAGAAAAATGAACTTGGCTTATCCCAGGAATCTGTCGCAGACAAGATGGGGATGGGACAGTCAGGCGTTGGTGCTTTATTTAATGGCATCAATGCATTAAATGCTTATAACGCCGCATTGCTTGCAAAAATTCTCAACGTTAGCGTTGAAGAATTTAGCCCTTCAATCGCCAGAGAAATCTACGAGATGTATGAAGCGGTTAGTATGCAGCCGTCACTTAGAAGTGAGTATGAGTACCCTGTTTTTTCTCATGTTCAGGCCGGGATGTTCTCGCCTGAGCTTAGAACCTTTACCAAAGGTGATGCGGAGAGATGGGTAAGCACAACCAAAAAAGCCAGTGATTCTGCATTCTGGCTTGAGGTTGAAGGTAATTCCATGACCGCGCCAACAGGATCCAAACCTAGTTTTCCTGACGGGATGTTAATTCTGGTTGACCCTGAGCAGGCTGTTGAGCCAGGTGATTTCTGCATAGCCAGACTTGGGGGTGATGAGTTTACCTTCAAGAAACTGATCAGGGATAGCGGTCAGGTGTTTTTACAACCACTAAACCCACAGTACCCAATGATCCCATGCAATGAGAGTTGTTCCGTTGTGGGGAAAGTTATCGCCAGCCAGTGGCCTGAAGAGACGTTTGGTTAAGGCCAGCAACGGATCACAACAAACACATGGGGCGGCGGATTAAGGGTGATGGAGAATCGAAATAAGTTGAGGTCAACATGAACACGTTCAGCATAATCGCGATACCTTTTTTTGCCCTTTCAGTGGTTCTGTTGACTCTTGGCGCTACCAGGAAGAACCAAGCCAGCTTCATCGTTGGCGGCGTGTTTATGGCGTCATGCGTGGTTAATGCCATTATCGGCATGTCTCTTTGAGCGCTATGAGATCAGGCATCCTCGTTACTTTGTCATGTGTGACAGCCTGGTATGCACTCTGCGAGCTTTGATGTGGTTTACCACTTTAATAGTCACCGTATCACTAAACTGATTAGCTTTACTCATACTCTTGTGGATTCGCTATTTCTGATGTCAATGCAAAAAAATACTAAGGAAACAAAAAGGATACTTATGTCAGATAACACTATTAAAATCATACCTCAGCACATGACCGCCACATCAGTTCTTATTACGCCTGATCGTGCTGAAACAATCATTACTTTTTACCGCCATGAATTTGAGCATCACATGCAGTCTGATGAGCAAGGAAATAATAGCTTCCAAGTAAAAGTTGAGTTGACCCCTAACATGTCAGTCTCAATGAGCCCGGATCAAGCTGTTGCATTAGTAAAATCATTACAGGTAGCTCTCAGGGATAATGGGCTATGGAAAGACTGAAGCCAGTTTCTTCAGTTCAACCTACCTCAGGAACAACATCATCAGTTCTTCCAAGTATTATAGTTAGTGCAACCCTAGCAGCGACAACCGTTTCTCCTTATGGGGATCCATCTCAGTACCAAAGTATTGGTATTGATGCTAAGGTATCAAATAGAGTTTCATACGCCATGGACGAAACGGGTTTGCGCCCAAGTAAGGAAGATGTAGCGATGAAGAGTGATACCCTGGAGGTAAGCGTGAGCGGAATGTCCAGAGAAGAACTTGACGCAAAGCTTTCACAAAACAAATCAGAGGTAGAGTCTATTGCTGCGGAAATGCGTCGCGAATCAGCTGACTTTAAAACCTATTATACTCAGCAATTTTCTTCTATTGAGAGAGGTATTGCTGAAATTAAAGGTGAAATCGGCGGTTTGAAAACGGGACTTACAACGACTCAGTGGGCGATGGCCGTTGGCTTGACTTTAGTTACTGTGATTCTGTCTGGCGTGATGTTAGCCTCAAGTTGGATTATCTCCGGCAATGACAAGTCACCATCAGTAACCAGCCCGGCTCCAATTATAATACAGGTACCGACACAGCAACCATTAACGAGCGCTCCAACTAACCAATCGTCATCACAACAAGCTCCTAAGCAATAAATAAACCCGGCCACCGCGCCGGGTTTTCTTTGCCTAACGTTCGCCCCAAAACACATAACCAATTGTATTTATTTGAAAATTAATAGATACAACTCACTAAACATCGCAATTCAGATCTCTCGATCACCTCCCAAGCCACACACCCCTGCAAAAAAAATAAATCTATATAAAAAACATACAGATAACCATCTGCGGTGATAAATTATCTCTGGCGGTGTTGACATAAATACCACTGGCGGTGATACTAAACACATCAGCAGGACGCACTACTCACCAGGGCGGTGAATATACAACGATTCGAATATGAATCTACGGCGCTGACAAAGCGCAATAACCAAAGTGAACTTTGGGGTGTGGTGAAGGGTTCATGGACGGGAATATGTCGCACGTAAAGCGGCGAGGCCTGCGGGACTATTGCCGAATTGAAGTAGGCCGAAACAGGTCGAAATGGGTCTCCCACCTACCACACCACCAAAGTTCATCAGGAGGTCTATATGACACGCAGAACTCAGTTCAAAGGCAATTCACGTTCTCGTCGTCGTGAGCGTTTAAAGGCAAAGGCATTAGCTAACGGCGTACTGGCCCGCGAAGAAGCAATAAGTTCAGAAGTATTACACCGCCCTACTCTAAGCAGAGCGCAGATTCAGGCTAAAGGTACTCACGAAACGCCTGAGCGCATAGAAGACGCTAAGCCAATTAAGTTCATGGCACAGGACGTGATCTGGCAACAGAAAGAATACAGACGCAATCTGGAGAGAGCGGCCATTGTGTACGCGAATGAGTTTGGGCATAGGCAACCAGAAACTGGTGTATGTCTTCCAAATGTAGCTCTTTACGCGGCAGGCTACAGGAAATCAAAACAACTGACAGCAAGGTGACTTGTGTTGGTCGCCAGAAAATAAAATTAGGCAGCAAACCACTTATTTGAGGTGATATATGGAAGAAGAATTTGAAGAGTTCGAAGAGCATCCGCAGGATGTGATGGAACAATACCAGGACTATCCGTATGACTACGACTATTGATAAAAATCAATGGTGTGGACAATTCAAGCGATGCAATGGATGCAAGCTGCAATCGGAATGCATGGTTAAGCCTGAAGAAATGTTTCCTGTAATGGAGAATGGGAAATATGTCGATAAATGGGCAATACGAACAACGGCAATGATTGCCAGAGAACTTGGTAAACAGAATAACAAGGCTGCCTGATAGTGGCCTTTATTTTTGGCACAAACAACAGAATAAACACTGCACTGTGTATTCATTCCAACGAGTGAATACACGGAGCAATGTCGCTCGTAACTAAACAGGAGCCAACTTGTTCTGATTATTGGAAATCTTCTTTGCCCTCCAGTGTGAGGGCTTTTTTATATGCATACCAATAACGCTTCACTCGAAGCGTTTTCGTTATGCAATCAAATATAAGGAGTTACCCATGATGCACTTTCAGCTCGCGGGTAGCGGCGTCATGTCCGCTTTCTACCCGCACGAATCTGAATTATCACGCCGAGTTAAACAATTAATCAGAGCAGCAAAGAAACAACTGGAGGCGTTATGCGCAATGAAATAGCCATTAATCACCAGATGCTTCGTGCTGCACAGAACAAAGCAGTAATAGCCAGATTTATTGGTGATTCCAAAATGTGGCTTGAAGCAAATAAAGCGATGAAATCAGCTATCAACCTTCCGTGGTATCGCAGGAAATGAGTTTTACAGATAACTGGTCAGACGAAGAATTCATTCGTCAGATGAACAAAATGCTCAATCAGCACAAAGAACAGGAGAAAGATGATGATTCTGACTCTGAATGATAAGCGTGAAATATCGCAAATAATCGCAAGTTTTACTGATGAAGATTACGAACGAATCAACAGTGAAGTTGATCGTCTCTGCAAACGTTGCGACCCAATAAGCGAAATGCTTCGCTCATATAAACCAGATGAACACACTAAGGACGCTATCGACTGGCTGGAAGATGATGACTGTAACTATCAGGAAAAAGCCGCTGAATGGTTCTGGGATGCAATAACCGAAAGAGTTAAGGCTGAATATGCATTCGCAATATTCAAACGCAGACACATTTATGGAGAAGCAGCATGAGCAATATCGTTGAATTCGTTAAACAGCAGGAGCAGTTATTCTGCGGAGCATTGACTGAACAGACGGTGACATGGGCTAAGGAAAGCCAGTTTGCAATTCAGTATTTCCAGAAAAATGATTACCTGGCTAAAACAGCACTGGCAAACCCAACCAGCGCACAGAACGCCATCATCAATGTTGCGGCGATCGGCATCACCTTAAACCCGGCCAGCAAACTGGCTTATCTGGTTCCGCGCGACGGCATGGTGTGCCTTGATATCAGTTATATGGGATTGCTCCATATTGCAATGGAGTCTGGTGTTATCTCATGGGGTCAGGCAAAACTTGTTCATGCTAACGATACCTATGAGTCAAACGGGCTTGATAAAGCACCAACCCATAAATACAACGCCTTCGGTGATCGTGGTGATATCGTTGGCGTTTACTGCACAGTTAAGACGCCAGCAGGTGATTATCTAACGGAAGAGATGAGTCTGGCTGAAATTGAGGCTGTAAGGAAAACAAGCAAGGCGGCCTTCAGCGATAAAGGACCATGGGTAAATCACTGGAATGAGATGGCGCGAAAGACGGTCGTAAAGCGTGCAAGCAAGTATTGGCCTAAGGCATCACGTCTTGATAGTGCTATTCACGTACTAAACGAAGAAGAAGGTGTGTGGACTGAACCAGTTATGCCGCACAAATCAGAGGAAGATATCCGCGAAGATGAACGGAAACGCCAGCAGGAAATAACGGATAAAGCACAACTTCTTTGTGATGAAATGGCTCAGGCAGAAAACATGGATGATTTGAAGCGATATTTTGCAGAAGCATATCGCCTGACATCTGGAATGAAATTGCAGCAGAACGTACAAGCCATTTACGCAGAATGCAAAGCGAAACTGGAGGTTGCCAGTGAGCAAACTGTATGAAATTGCCAATGAATACGCAAAATTGATGGATTCAGATTTAGAACCAGAGATGATTGCTGACACAATAGAAGGCATGGAAGGAGAATTTACCGATAAAATAGAGCAACTTCTTTCCGTCATTAAAAATGAATCTGGTTATGCTGAACGCCTCAAGGAAGAGGCAAAGTCGCTGAATGAGCGAGCCGCAGTAATTCAAAATAAGATTGACAGCATCAAATCATATATAGCGTCATCGCTTGAAATGGTTGGCAAGAAAAATATTCGAGCAGGTATTCACCAGGTAACAATCCGCAAACCGTCAGAAATTGTAGAAATCATCGACTCAAGCGCCATTCCTCCTGAATACGTTGAGTTTGAAACGACAATTAAAGCCGACAAACTGGCAATCAAACACCAACTAAAAGCAGGAATAAATATCCCCGGCGCTCAACTCAAAGTTGGGAAACCTTCACTTCTTATCAAATAACGGTATCGACTATGAAAAAGACTCCATGGGAGAAATGGGAAGTCGATTTCTTGCGCGAAGTAGCGGCGACAATGCCAGTTGAAGTTATCGCTGAAAAACTGGAAAGGACTGAAAAAGCAGTAATGGCGAAAGCAACAAGGATTGGCGCTGACATTGTTAGCCGACTTCGTGGAAGACGATGGACAAGAGCCGAAGTATCACTTTTCGGTAAGTTCTCCGCAGAAGAAATAGCAATTGCAACCTGCCGCTCAATTTATTCAGTAAGAGCTATGCGGTACAAACTAAAAAAACTCGATGAAGAAAGAGCAGGCATACGAATAAATTAACAAAGAGGAATTTACCATGAGAGGACTTGCATACAATCCCGGCATTCTTCCGGCAGAAATGATTATTCGCCAACGCGTAAAGCCAATGCCATCGAGAGAGGAATTACTTAAGAGAAATTCTTTTCCGTCAGTAAATCAAAACAAATATCTGAATGCGATGTTGCGGAGTGGGAAGAAATGAAACAAATGTCACTAATTGAGATGGATGGATTTCTGAAAGGTAAATGCATCCCACGAGATTTAAAGGTTAACGAAACAAACGCTGAATATCTGGTGCGTAAATTTGCTGAAGCGGAGGCCAAGATTTCGGCTCTGTCCGAAGACCAGCAGAGAGCGATTGAGTCAATTAAGCAGGCTGATGCAGCTGTTAAGTTGGCACACGAGAAGTTTTCGGCGCTTGCGGCGGAGAATGCGGTAATGCTCGAAACTATTGAAGCCGTTCGCAGTGTTGCGGATAACTCCAGTGGAATTGCCGGATGGCATTTGAATGGCGATATCGCCACATGGGAAGAGATTCTTCCTGAAATTAACGATATCGAAACCCCAGCCACCGACTCTTTCCTGTCGGAACTGCGGGCACAGGGCGTGGAGATGTTCTCAGAAAAATTCGGAGGTGGCACTCCGCTTTCCAATATGGTCAAAGAGGTTGCGGCTGATTTTGCCGCGAAACTTCGCAAAGGAGGCAACCAGTGAGCGAGATTAACTATCAGGCACTGCGTGAGATAGCAAAACAGGCAACACAAGGCGAATGGGTCGCATTTATTTCGCCGGGCAAATACGGCACGTACGCCGTGCACACGCCAGGAGATAATCATCACGGAGATATTGTCGACTGGCCTGGATTCGACGAACAGAAAAACGCAGAGAACAACGCTCGCTATATCGCAGCTTTCAACCCTGAAGTAGTGCAGGCGCTGCTGGATGAACGGGAAAGAAACCAGCAATACATCAAATCCCGCGACCAGGAGAACGAGGATATTGCGCTAACGGTAGGGAAACTGCGTGTTGAGCTGGAAGCCGCAGAGAAGCGCATTGCAGAACTGGAAGCACGGGAAATATCGCTCCCAGAACGTAGCAGCATGCTTCATCGAACAGATTTCCACGAGGATTACCAAACGGTAATGGCATACAAAGTTTCTGAAGTCATCGATGCAATCCGCGCTACTGGCATTCGCATCAAAGGAGAGTGATATGAGCGCTATCACTAAAGAACGTATCGAATTGTTCATTAAATCCACGCTTGAAAACGGGCTTACCCGTGGCGAACAAATGGAACTGGCACGAATTGCGCTGGCATCGCTGGAAGCAGATCCAGTTGCTTATATTTTCAAACATCCGGCCGGGAAATTATTCTGGGCTTTAACGGATGAAAGCAATAAAGAGCAAGCGGACGTTATTCCTGTTTATGCTGCCGCGCCTGCGTCGGTTGTGCCGGATAATGCATCAGAGCCTCTTGCTTATGCTTACAAAGAGCTTACGCCTGAGATTATGCGCAACCATTTAGCTGTATTCGAGAGATATGGAATAGCCCCAAACGATAGCTCTACCACAATTCAGGCACTGCGAATCGCGCTGGATGGCATAGAGCGGAGCGACGCCATGCTTCATGGTGCCGAACCTGTAAGCCAAACTTACAAGTCACAACATACGCAGTTTGAACAAGTTGCTGACCTCTACGAAATGCAATTTGATGACGGTCGCACTTGTGCCTTTCACACTGATGCGCAAAAGGCTGCGCAATGGCTTCAGGCATGCGACGGAAACAGGGTTCAGGAATACGTGAAGCTGGAGCGATTGCGTAATGCGCTATCGGGCAACTATCCGGTAACTCCGGATGGCTGGATAAGCTGTAGTGAGCGAATGCCTGTAATCGGCGAGCTAAATTGGAGAACTAGTTTTCCTTTACTGGTTACGTGTGAGATCGGCGTTATACCTGCTTATTACGGCTTTGTGAGCGTTAATGGTGATAGGCATTATGGCTTTATGGAGAGTCTTAAATACGGAGACGATAACGGCAACCATCCTCAAACTAATGAATATGGTCTGATTAGCAATGTCACACACTGGATGCCGCTACCAGAACCGCCGCAGGAGGTGAAGTGATGGACTCCTTCGCGAAATATACGATTATTGACTGGATAGCCTTCCTTCAGGTTTTGCTCATCTGGTTTTATATGGCTTACAGGAGTGGACAGTGGATTGTCAGTGTAGCCTGTAGCAAGGGATGGCGTTGGTGGAACCGAAAGAATAAAAAAGCGCTGGCCTTGGATTCGTTTTACGAAGCATTCAATCTTAACAGCCTTCAGCCTGGTTCTGTCATTGTAGTCACCACTCAAAGCGGCATGACGATACAAATTCACAAGCCAAAGGAGGAAGGTCGTGGCTAACCTACAACTTGCCGTCAAAGGTGAATACTTCGATGCCATGATTCGAGGAGAGAAAACGGAAGAGTATCGCCTGTGTAATGACTATTGGAATAAGCGAATTATGTTCCGGGAGTATGACCGCCTGATTATCACAAAGGGATATCCGAAGCGTGACGATTCCAGCCGCAGAATTGACGTTCCGTATGGCGGCTATGAAATCAAGACAATCACACATCCGCACTTCGGTGATAAACCGGTAAAGGTGTTCGCGATAAAGGTGAATATCGGCAATGAATAACATCCTCGCACTCGCGGGGATTTCTTTTATCTGAACTCGCTACGGCGAGTTTTGTTTTATGGAGATGATAAATGCACTTCCGAGTCACAGGTGAATGGAATGGAGAGCCATTCAACAGAGTTATCGAAGCAGAGGACATCAACGACTGCTATAACCACTGGATGATATGGGCGCAGATAGCACATGCAGACGTAACCAATATTCGAATTGAAGAACTGAAAGAACACAAAAACGCCTGATGGCGGTTTTTTATTGCCTGATTTGCAGGTTCGATTCCCTATTCGGAGATAGCACTCATGCAACACGAACTACAGCCTGATTCCCTGGTTGATTTGAAATTCATCATGGCCGATACTGGCTTCGGTAAAACCTTCATCTATGACCGGATTAAGTCCGGCGACCTGCCAAAAGCCAAAGTTATCCACGGACGCGCAAGATGGTTATATCGTGACCATTGTGAATTCAAAAATAAGCTCTTAAGCCGCGCCAATGGGTAAAATAGCGGGTAAAATATTTCTCACACCTAAAAAACACCATTCCAATCAATCCCCTGCCGCTTCAAGTAGATGTCTGCAGGGGACACCAGATACCCTTCAAACGAAATCTACCTTCACCCCGTAAAAGATGGGTTTGGCAGCACACTTGCCTTATATCTACTCATTTTTACTGCAACAGGTTGAAATCTCAGCACTGTCAGAAAGCGCTGATGACTAAACAGCCCTGGGCCGGGCGATGTAACCATCACACAGAATCCTGATAGCGAAATATGGCGTGACTCGATACTTCACTCCGCAATGCATTCCTTGATGAATTCGCAGGACCGTGATACACGGGACAGGTCACTGAATGACGACAATGTCCTGGAAATCAGCGAACCGCGCATCTGAAGTACATTTGAGCGACTGTACCAGAACATGAATGAGGCGTTTGGATTAGGCGATTATTAGCAGGGCTAAGCATTTTACTATTATTATTTTCCGGTTGAGGGATATAGAGCTATCGACAACAACCGGAAAAAGTTTACGTCTATATTGCTGAAGGTACAGGCGTTTCCATAACTATTTGCTCGCGTTTTTTACTCAAGAAGAAAATGCCAAATAGCAACATCAGGCAGACAATACCCGAAATTGCGAAGAAAACTGTCTGGTAGCCTGCGTGGTCAAAGAGTATCCCAGTCGGCGTTGAAAGCAGCACAATCCCAAGCGAACTGGCAATTTGAAAACCAATCAGAAAGATCGTCGACGACAGGCGCTTATCAAAGTTTGCCACGCTGTATTTGAAGACGGATATGACACAAAGTGGAACCTCAATGGCATGTAACAACTTCACTAATGAAATAATCCAGGGGTTAACGAACAGCGCGCAGGAAAGGATACGCAACGCCATAATCACAACTCCGATAAGTAATGCATTTTTTGGCCCTACCCGATTCACAAAGAAAGGAATAATCGCCATGCACAGCGCTTCGAGTACCACCTGGAATGAGTTGAGATAACCATACAGGCGCGTTCCTACATCGTGTGATTCGAATAAACCTGCATAAAAGACAGGAAAAAGTTGTTGATCAAAAATGTTATAGAAAGACCACGTCCCCACAATAAATATGACGAAAACCCAGAAGTTTCGATCCTTGAAAACTGCGATAAAATCCTCTTTTTTTACCCCTCCCGCATCTGCCGCTACGCACTGGTGATCCTTATCTTTAAAACGCATGTTGATCATCATAAATACAGCGCCAAATAGCGAGACCAACCAGAAGTTGATATGGGGACTGATACTAAAAAATATGCCGGCAAAGAACGCGCCAATAGCATAGCCAAAAGATCCCCAGGCGCGCGCTGTTCCATATTCGAAATGAAAATTTCGCGCCATTTTTTCGGTGAAGCTATCAAGCAAACCGCATCCCGCCAGATACCCCAAGCCAAAAAATAGCGCCCCCAGAATTAGACCTACAGAAAAATTGCTTTGCAGTAACGGTTCATAAACGTAAATCATAAACGGTCCGGTCAAGACCAGGATGAAACTCATACACCAGATGAGCGGTTTCTTCAGACCGAGTTTATCCTGAACGATGCCGTAGAACATCATAAATAGAATGCTGGTAAACTGGTTGACCGAATAAAGTGTACCTAATTCCGTCCCTGTCAACCCTAGATGTCCTTTCAGCCAAATAGCGTATAACGACCACCACAGCGACCAGGAAATAAAAAAGAGAAATGAGTAACTGGATGCAAAACGATAGTACGCATTTCTGAATGGAATATTCAGTGCCAT